AATTATGATCAAGTATTAACAGTTAGCACAGGTAAAAGCCAGCCTACACTTGACGTCAAAGGTAATCTAGTTATCAACGGTGTAGACTTAGAAGAACGGTTGAAGACAATCGAAAAAGTATTGCAAATTCCAGAAAGAGATGTTAAACTAGAAAAGAAGCATCCAAAGCTAAAGAAGTTGTATGACGAATACATCAATGCATTGGGTAAGTATAGAACATTTGAAGCAATTAAAGGAGATGAAGATGGAACTACATGAATCAGTCAAAGGCACCTATAAAGAAATGGTTATTAAAAACCATCCAGGTTTTCGCTTAACATTAAAAAAGCACGAAGTACTAAGCCCTAAAGGCTTGTTCAGTATCGATATGGTACAAGAATCTTTGAAAGAAGATGGCACTGTTACTGATTCACAAGTCTATAACTTCTTTATGACTAAAGAAGAATGTCAAACATTAGCCAATGGGCTAACAGCATGAGTGATGCAGACCTACAAGAAGTGTATGATCTAGCTTTAGGTTTTGCCGACGGCATGGTGGAAAAATACGGTGCTATGGAAGTTGCCGCTATCATGATGACTATAGCATTAGGTATATACAAAACTGGCATGAGCTCAGAAGACTACAATAACCTGGTAGATGTAATATCAGCTAGCCGTGATCATGTTAAAACATTTGAGCCAAGATCACTACAATGAACAAGCAAATAATTAACTTTGATGAATACACAGGTCTTGTACAGGATATCTGTAGACAAATTACCCTAAGTAATTGGCGCCCTGAGTATATTGTCGGTATAACTAGAGGCGGATTATTTCCTGCTGTAATGATTAGTCAATATTTTGGTATTCCAATGCAATCGCTAGATGTCAGTCTGCGTGATCATACAATGACTGTTAGTAATTGTGGAATGGCTGAAGACGCATGGTCTAATAAACCTATTTTAATTGTTGACGACATCAATGATACTGGGGCTACCTTAAATTGGATTATGAATGATTGGCAAGACAGTTGTATGCCATCAGATGACCGTTGGAACTTTGTTTGGGGTAATAATGTAAAATTTGCTGTAGTTGTAGATAACCTCGGCAGTGAATGCAAAGCTGACATGGACTTTGTTGGTTTTGAAGTTAATAAATTAGAAAAAGATGTATGGATCGAATTCCCATACGAAGATTGGTGGAAAAAATGATAATCACAAGTATTATTAAATTAATTTTTGGTCTAGTATTAATACTAGTTGCAGTTGTATTTGGACCTTTGCTAGGTATTTGGAGTCTTAACACTCTATTTCCAATCCTGCATATCCCTTATACAATAGAAACATGGTCGGCTTACTTCTTATTGTTCGGTACTCTCACCGGTCTTAGATTTGGTCTTAACAGGAAATAAGATGAGCGAGCTAACGCCAGAACAACTTGAGGCTAAGATTATACAAGTTCAAAGAGATATTGAAATTGTGCGTAACGATAACAAAAAAGGTTCAGAACATCTTTCAGAATATCTTGAATATTTGAAAGATGAATTGAAGATGTTACAAAATAAACATGGATCTAATTAATGCAATCGATCAAGGCATAGCACCTTGGACCGAGATTGAATATCGAACTAAAGATTTTTGGGTCTTTAAAGATAGATATCCAGTAACCGAAGGTCATTTGCTATTTGTTCCAACACAACAACAACCAGATAACTTATATGAGTGCTTTCGAGCCGCTTATAAGTTTGGACATGATGGTGTTGAAACTAACAGATGGGATGGATTCAATGTTGGGCAAAACGTCGGCGAGGCTGCAGGCCAGACAGTGATGTATCCACATGTTCATATGATACCTAGGCGCACAGGTGATATGGAAGATCCCAGAGGCGGTGTGCGACATGTTATACCAGAGAAAGGAAACTATAAAAATGACTTGGGAAAATAGAATCAAACATCTCGAAGAAGGGCATACTGCCCTTGATAAACAAATTGACAATCTAGAAAAAAATGGTCTTTACGAAGATTTGCATCTAGAGGAACTAAAAAAGAAGCGTTTGCATCTTAAAGATCAGATAGAACATTTAAAAACTGAACATGCAAACAGTAAAAAAACATCGTAAGCCTGGAACTATTATCGCTCGAGAAGAAGGGCGTGTTCATATAGTAAGTATTCCCTGGCGCAATCAATCTAATCATTGGTGGAATGAATCATGCGCTAGTGTAGTAGAAGTTTTTGGACTTCCTGGAGATCGTTATTCAAGTCATCCTAGTGAAGATAATATGGATTTTTATTTTAAATCGGAAAAGGATGCAAACTTATGTCGAATACTAGTTTCAGAGAGAATTTAGATTTTTATAGCGTATTGATAATAGGAATCGTTGCTATTACATTTGCAATATATTGGAATTACACGCACCCCCGTATAGTTGTCAAATATGATTGCTCAATATCCGAAATCCATCCAGACTATCCTATTGCAGTTAAAGAAGCCTGCCGCAAACTTCGAGCAGAAAATAATTTGCAATTACCTAAATAAACCTATATAATAGTACAAAGACATCCACGTCATTAACTCGGAGAATAATAAATTGACAGAATCAGTAACATATCAAAACATAGACGAAAAGGGTTATGAAGAAGCTAACCTAGCCGATGCTATTCGTTTTAAAATGAAACGTGATAATAAACGTTTCTGGGCTGGAGATAATATTAGCGATTATCTACACGACGGTGACAAAGAAATCCTTATCAACGAAGCAACTGAAGCTTTTGAAAAAGTATTAGACACACTATTAATTGATCGTGAAAACGATCCTAATAGTAAAGGCACAGCACGTCGGCTTGCTAAAATGTATTTTAACGAGATAATGAGTGGTAGATATGAACCTGCACCCGATGCTACAGCGTTTCCTAATGATAGTGAAGACCGTTATGAAGGTATGTTGGTGGTTAGGAGTGAGCTTCGTAGTATGTGTAGTCATCATCATCAGCCTGTTACTGGTGTTGCCTACATTGGAATCATCGCCGCCCAAAAACTTATCGGACTGTCCAAGTATACACGTATTGCCCAATGGTGTAGTCGTCGAGGAACCCTACAGGAAGAATTGTGTAATGACATAGCACGAGAAATTGAACGTGCAACAGGCGCAAAAGATTTAGGCGTCTACATTCAAGCAGTACACGGTTGCTGTGAGAATCGCGGCATTATGGCGCACTCTAGTCTAACACAGACTACAGTACTAAAGGGTGCATTTAAAGATGACATGGGTACAAAGAAAGAATTCTTTGATAACATTAAAATGCAACAGGAGTATGCTTCCAAATGACTACAGCAAAAGAACTAACTGATCATTTGATCAATCGTGCTAAAAATCTAAAAGAATTCATAGTCGAGCGTGAATTTAACGACATCCCTCTTAACGGAGTAATTAAATTCGATATACAGCATACTCAAGGACAGCCAGCTAGAATCCTTGTTCCTGCACTTACACAACAAGAAGCAGAACAAATGGTCGATGATTGGTTTGAGGAGATGGATAATGAATAAACAATATCTATATACTCTGCGTTGGACACAGCCTTATGCTACTGATCAGATGCGACCCTATTTGAGAACCTTGCGTGAAGCAGTTGATCGATCAATCGAAGCTCAATTAGAGCGTAATGAATTCCCGCAGGCAAAGGAAGTGATAGCAAGGATTATGAAATTATGAAGTATCAAATTCCAGCTGAAGGTATTATGCAAACAAACGACTGGGGTGACTCAAAAGTCTATCGAGTCGCCTGTGATTGCGGTGCATCAGACCATGATCACCATTTATGGGTAGAAGCAGACGATCACGAAGTTAGTATCACTATCTACACAACTGTAAAAAGTAATTGGTGGAGTAAAACTCGTTGGCATGCTATTTGGACATTATTAACCAAGGGATATGTTGATACAGAGTCTACAATAAGTATGCGTAAACAACAGGCATTTAATTATGCTCATACATTGTTAAGTGCCGTTGACGATGTAGAAAAATTTAGGAAAGAACGAGATGTCAAAAATAAAAATAGCTGAACTATTTTATAGTATCCAAGGTGAAGGACGCTACATGGGAGTACCGTCTGTTTTCTTACGTACATTTGGTTGTAATTTTAAGTGTGCTGGCTTTGGTATGCCTAAAGGCGAACTAAGCAAAGAGGTAGAAGCTATAGCAGAACGTGTTTTAGAATTTAAAGATTACAACGAGCTACCACTTGTAAGCACAGGTTGTGATAGCTATGCTAGCTGGGATCCACGCTTTAAAGACCTCAGTCCGATGCTTACTAGCGAAGCAATCGCAGATCGTATTATGGAAATACTTCCGCACAATGAATGGCTAGACGAACACTTAGTTATTACAGGAGGTGAGCCTTTGCTAGGTTGGCAACGTGCTTATCCTGAATTGTTAGATAATCCTAAAATGAAAGGATTAAAAGAAATTACATTTGAAACAAATGGTACTCAAAAGCTAACCCAAGATTTTAAAAACTACTTAGGTGTGTGGAAAGGTCTCCCACGTCAGAAGCGTGAAATTACATTTAGTGTAAGTGCTAAACTTCCTTGTAGTGGCGAGAAATGGGAAGAAGCGATTCTTCCAGAAGTTGTTTGTGAATATGAAGAAGTTGGTACAGCCTACTTGAAGTTTGTTATTGCTACAGAAGAAGATCGTGATTATGCTCTTAAAGCCGCAAGCGAATATCGTGCCGCAGGGTTCAAAGGACATGTCTACTTAATGCCTGTCGGCGGCGTTGAAAGTGTATACGCACTAAACAACAAAGCAGTAGCTATCATGGCAATGAAACACGGGCTACGATACAGCGATCGCTTACAAGTTCCATTATTTAAAAACGAGTGGGGTACCTAAATGTCTCTCATGTTAATAGCATTGCTTATGGTAGCAGTATTTGTAGGAGTCATAGTAGTATTGACTCCTGATAATAATTCAGCATGCACTGGTAATTGCAGGCAAGGTAGAGATTGTGATTGTATGGGGAAGAAAAATGATTAAAAATTTATTTAGACGTTGGTTAGGAATTGACAACATCCTTAAAGAAAAAGAAGTTGCTCTTGCAGGTGCTGCCGAAGCCAAGAAAGCAGAAGAGCAGGCTAAGTTAGATCCAAAAGCTCGTGCTACAGCTCGAGGCGAACCGTGGGTCGCTGTACTTGACACTCACGTTAATAAAGATAACATTAAAAATGGATTCTTTGAACTTGATTGGAATGAAGAGTTTATTGTTGAATTAAAAAAATCCGGTTACGGATTTGATGGTGACCCCGACGAGGAGATCGTAGATCGTTGGTTCAGAGACCTTGCACAAAATATGCTTGCCGAAGCAGGAGTTATTGAACCTGAGCGTAACAGCGCAGGATTTATCAATGTAAATCGTATTAGTAAAGATAAGTCAGAAGTAAGTTAATGTTTTCTGTAATTGACAATAACGAGTATATTGACCTGTATGATTTTAGTTCGTTAATCACAGCGGATGATAATGAACAGATAAAATCTATTACTAAGGGTATAATTGATTCTGGAAACTATTTCCAGAACAGCCCTAAATTTCAAACTAGAGAAAATTTATTTGCCAGGCCAGAATTGGTTTGGTTAAAGATGCGACAAAGTTTTATATACTCTTGCTTTATGTTTTTAGGTAAAGAAGTTCGTATTAAAAATATAATGAGTTGGGTGTTTATGACTAACACTGAAACTGCCGAAGATAGAGATAAACTTTGGCACAATCACCATGTTAGCGACAACGATGGCTCTACTGATACACTTAGTGGATTATGGTATGTACATATCCCATCAAATGTAACCAATCCAGAATTAACTGGAACTGAATTTGCATTCAATTATCCAAATTTTGATAATACCGTATTCCTAAAGCCAAAAGATTTGACTTGGGCAGTATATCCTAGTAAACTATGGCATAGACCTGGCATCACTGATTCAAGTGATTACAGATTTGTTTTTGCCGCTGATATGGAATATTATAAATGACGTATATAATCGTTGATACTGCTAACACGTTTTTCCGTGCAAGGCATGTAGTGCAAGGGTCAAGTGATATCAAACTTGGTATGGCCTTTCACATTACCTTTAACAGTATTAAGAAAGCATGGCAAGACTTCGGTGGCACTCATGTAGTGTTCTGTCTCGAAGGTCGTAGCTGGCGTAAGGACTTTTACGAGCCTTATAAACGTAATCGACAAGAAACTAGAGATGCACTAACTCCAAAACAACAAGAAGAAGACAAACTGTTCTGGGAAGCGTTTGACGAGTTCAAGAAGTTTGTTACTGAGAAAACTAACTCCACAGTATTGCAACATCCTCGCTTAGAAGCAGATGATTTGATTGCAGGCTGGATACAAAGTCATCCAGATGCAAAACACGTTATTATTAGCACAGATGGCGACTTTGCACAACTAGTAAGCCCTACTGTTAGTCAATACAACGGTGTGGGCGATTTACATATTACACATGAAGGAATCTTTGATGCGAAAGGTAAACCTGTTAAAGACAAAAAGACAGGCGAGCCTAAGCCTGCACAAGATCCAGAGTGGATGCTATTCGAAAAATGCATGCGGGGTGACACAAGCGATAATGTCTTTTCGGCTTATCCAGGTGTACGCACGAAAGGGTCAAAGAATAAAGTTGGTCTCCAAGAGGCATTTGCCGATCGTAAGACTCGCGGATATAATTGGAACAACCTAATGTTGCAACGTTGGGTCGACCACAATGGTACCGAACACCGTGTGCTAGAAGACTATCAACGCAATGTACAACTATGTGATCTTACCGCACAACCTGATGACATTAAGGCAATTATCAAAGAAACTGTCTCGACCCATGCTGTTCCAAAAACAGTAGATCAGGTAGGCATCCGTATGTTAAAATTCTGCAATGCATGGGATATGAAAAAGATATCAGATAACATTCAGCAATACGCAGAACCATTCCAAGCAAAATACCCAGAAAAGGAAACTGTATAATGGCAACTAGAGAAGAAAAACAAGAATTAATGGATATTCTTAAATTTACTCCATGTACATATAAAATTAGTATGTGGGGCTACGGTGGGGAAAAAGTAATGGGAACTGTAGATCGCAAGATTTACGATTACTTTAAACATCGCAGGCTTGATCTTAGCGACTATGCATGGGATAGCGACTATGCAGACGAAAACAATATTCCAGAAGAAATGCAACCTTTTCCAGCTGGCAGTTGGTATGAGTGCGATAATATGGGCCATGCTGGCGGTGTTAGCCGTAATGCAGGTACACTACAAATCGAAGACGAAAAAGGTGATGTTATCTATGAACGCCGAATTGAAGATTTAAGCGGCGGTGAAGATGACGAGCCAGAATTCCAATGCAATGACGAAGTATGGATTGGTAGTCAAGCAGATGGTACTGTAGTATTCCTTGGCAATAGTAATGAAAAAGGTACATTCTTTGAAGCCGACCTTGAACTTAAAATGCCGTTTGATATTACTAAACTAATATTAGGGTATGATGAAATCGATGGCGAAGAAATAGTTAATTTTGTAGAGTACGATGGTGAACAAATTGACAACTGGGGCGGTAACACAGATGGCAAGAGTTCAGACTTTGGTTTTTATATTGCCGGCTCTAATAAAAACGACGGCAAGTGGGAAAAATATTCAAACATGGATGACATCGAATATGCTATGACCGATTGGTTTCCTAAAAAGATCACACCAGTTCGTAATGGCATCTATATGGTAAAGACCGCTGGTAAGAATAGTTATACCTATCAAGCCAAGTGGACTGGCTCACGTTGGATTAGTGCATGGCAAGATGACGAGCCTACTACAGAAGAAGTAAAAATTAAAGAATGGCAAGGACTTGCCGCTGACCCGGACGCAGAATAATATGACAGAGATACACGCAAAGCCAATCGTAGATGGTAAGTTTTGGATCGTAGAACAAGACGGAACTAAAATTGCTACCCTACAGAAGAAAGAGAATAATAAATTTATTCTAAGTAATAATAATGGTGAAGTTATGTTTAATAAAAAACAAGACTTGACTAAACAGTTTGGAGAAGACTTTTTCTTATCAGCAGATAAGATTAAAGTTACCCAATCAGAAAATTACGAATGTCACGGATATCCTACTAGTTGCAGACCTTTCAATGCAATGTTCAATGTACAAAAACGATTACCGTTGTTCACTAAGAGTAATGCCAGTAAAAGTTTGTATTGTGCAGGTTATTACATTATCCGATTTGATAAAGGTTGGGTTAAGAGTTTTTGCCCTAAGGCTATTACTATTGAAAGATATCCTTTCAAAGGACCTTTTAAGAACGAGCTTGAAATGAAAACGGTATTGGCCAATGCAAAATCAGATTAATCTAACACCAATTACACAGTTAGTACAACAGATCAGATCTGCTGAACAAACGCAGGCTAAAGAAATTAAAATTCCTATACAACAAGCCAGAACATTGATGTTGACCTTAACAGAAATGCAGGATAAGTTGATTAGAGACTATGAAACACTGTATAACGACCTTAAACAAAGTGCAAGTAGTGAAGTGATTACTGTTGCCATGGATGGCGGTGGGTTCGAAGGCTCCTAAAAAGGATAAATATATGCGTATATATCTTGGATACGCATATTATGAGCAGACCAAAACCAAAAGTTCTTTTAGAACACGTTAACAAAAAAACCTACAAGGCTGAACAGATTC